TCTAATATTATTTTCCCTTGCTACCTGACTACCTCGTAATTTGGTAGGAGATGGTTTTTTCGCACTGTTTAGTTCACGCAGTCTGATACCACAACCTTTATTTGTTGCGGCTCCTTTAATTTCAAAAAGAGGTTTTAATGTCTTTAAACAGCATTTTTTAGAATTACCATCTCTACATTTCGGATTAAATCTACAATCTTTTTGCATCCATTTTTCACTTGCCATATATATTTACTAAATATAATTTTCTATCCGAATGTAGACTCCCCGCTATAAGAAATATATAGGAACCCATCTTCATCTTTATGACTTTCATAATATTGAGATAATGATGCCGAAGTAGTGGGCATTACTTTATCATTTATAAATAAATATATTCCTTTATCTGATGATAATTTTAATCTTTTTCGAACCACATACATGAAATTCGCAACAGATAAATCATTAGGTACTAAATATTTTTTTCGATCAATATTCGGTATTTCTGTATCATTTCCCCATTTTTCACAAATGATTGGGATTCTATTTGGATATTTTTCGCGAATTATTATCGATTCGTTTAATCTTTTCTGAAATGGGAAATTATCTCTAAAACTCCTAGGTTTTGGTTTTAGTTTGTCATTAAAAAATCTTTCTAAACTCTTCTTCATTTAATAAATTAGTTAGACTTTTTATAAATATTTATTCTGTAATAATTCGAGGTGCGATATTCATTGTAATTAACTCTTGTGATAGCAGTTTAAATGCATAAGGTATGTTTATTCTAGCAAACCCTGTTCTATTATCACACGTTTTACATTGATGTATATTTTTTTCATCATTAAACACTGCAAATAATCCGCAAGATTTGCAAGCAAATACATGAAATTTATCAGATGAATCATATAATCGTCCTTTGGTAAATCGACTACATCCGTGAGACACCATACAATCACGTTCCATTTCTCCATATCGCAAACCTCCCTCCCTGCTTCTACCCTCAGCAGGCTGTCTTGTAAGTACTACCATTGGTCCAGATCCTCTTGCGTGTTGTTTATCATTTACCATATGTTTTAATCTTTGATAAAAGGCGGGACCTATAAATATATCAGTTTCCAGTTGTTCGCCTGTTTGACCATTGATCAATATTTTATTACCACGACTTTCATAACCTTGCTTTGCTAATAGTTTGCATATATCGGATATGGGAAAATCATTAAAACTAGTTCCGTCGCCAAATAGCCCTAATTCAAGCAAAACCATTCCCAATAAAGTTTCCTTCAATTGTCCAATCGTCATTCGCGAAGGAATGGCGTGCGGGTTAATAATAATATCGGGTCGTATACCATCTTCTCCGAATGGCATATCATCTTCAGCTAATACAAGTCCGATAGTTCCTTTTTGTCCGTGTCTACTACTGAATTTATCTCCAATGGTTGGTTTACGTCTTGTTCTAATTCGGACCTTGGCAAACGTGTATCCGTCACCATTTCTATGGACATAATTTTTATCAATATAACATTCTTCGTGCGTTCTATGAGCTTTACTATGGTCTTGATATTTAATTACTTTGGTATGATCATTGCGATTTTCTTTGATGGGGATAACTTTTCCAAGAATAATATCTTTATTTTCAACAAGAGTATTTTCTGGAATTACGCCTTTATTATTTAATTTGTCATAATTTCCAAATTTCATTCCTTTTGTTTTTGAAGGATCTGGTCTACATCGGATCTCTTCGTCTCCATGTATTTTCTTATCTTCATCTTTATCGGAGTGATAGATTGTTGCTCCGAACAAACCTCTATCCAAAGCGGCCTGATTAAATATTATACTATCTTCTTGATTATATCCAGTATAAGTCATAATTGCAACATTAACCATTGAACCCGATGGAATCAGATTTAATTTTACAAAATTCATTAATCGTGTATCTACGAGAGGTCTCATGGGATATGATAGAATATATGCAGTTTTATCCATCCTATTATCAAAGTTTGTTGCATACATTCCCATTGCTTGTTTTCCCATAGCGCATTGATATGTATTTCTCGGCGACTGATTATGTTCAGGGAAAGGAATACAAGAAGCTAAAATGCCGAAGATAGTACTCGGATGTATTTCACAATGTGTAAAATTATATTTATATTTATCTTCAATATCATCTAGTAATTTTTTGGGCGTCATTGAAATCATTGAATAATTTTGTTCTTCTGGATCTAGATATTCTATGATTGATTCTGGAATTTCATGATTCAGCATAAAGTCGTCCCATTTTAATTCACCCGAAAATATTTTTTGTGAAATGTTTTCATTAATTAGTAAATTATTATTTTTCACTCTTAATAAAGGTCTAGTAGGTCTACCAGCATCATTGCAGACTCTAATTTCTTTAGTCACACAATCGAAGATAATACTTGTGTAAATATTTAAGATTCCATCCGATTTTTTTTCCTTTAAGAATTTATAAAGTTTAATTGGTGTATCAGTGATTCCAATCCAAGCACCATTAATCAATACTTTAACCTCATCGTATAATTGATCGGGTTCACAGTCATCAATTGGTTGAATTCGGGGTTTTATAATATCATATATTGGTTTACTATCCGACCTAATTGTTATATGTGCTAAATACGATAAATTTTTTACAACGCCTACGGGTGCACCTTCCGGAGTCTCGGCCGGACATATGTATCCCCATCCAGTACCATGTAATTTTCTGGGAGGAATCAACTTGCCACTTTTGTCAATTGGTGTATTCACTCGTCTTAAATGCGAAAGACTTGATACATATGTTAATCTGTTTAATACCTGCGCTACTCCAACTTTATTTGAATTGGAATTTTTAACACCAAAGTCTCCAGTAGCCAATGCTCTCTTAATTCCGTTTTCAATAGTAGTCGATTTGACAATTTTATAAATATTTGTACGATTTATAATATTCAAGAAATTCTCAGTAGATCGCCAAGATCCATTGTTAATTTCTCTCACAATCTGTTTGGACATATCCTTTACAAGCTTGTTAAAATAATTTCTAAATAAATTATTCAAAAGAGTGCCTGTTAAATCGAGGCGTTTATTCAAATAAGAATCTCTGTCATCGACCTTCCTCCATCCAAAACTTGTTGAAAGTAATTTATTTGTCATATATCCCAGAAAATATATTTTTTGTTTTTCAGTTGGACAATGAGGAAACAAATCATTTCCAAGTACATTAACTGTGAATTCCTTTTTCTTTCTTTCACCAGTTTCTTTATCCATATTAATGGGAGTATACATCGCGTGCGATACAATATAATTCAATGAATCCTCTTGAGTAATACATTGATTTGCTTCTATAATGGATGCCTTTAATGAGAATAGCATTTTTTTCATTTTTTTTGCTTTTGTGTTCAAAATAATATAAGAGCAAATTTTTTCATCTTTAATGATTCCTAGAGCGCGGAATAGAATGAAGAGGGGAATTGGTTGCTTGATGCGTGGGATTTGTATTTGAATCGGATGTCCGAATCCGTTGTTTTTTGTGCAGATTATTACCTTGATCTGTTTGGGAGATATACATTTAAAATCGGGAATTGATTTAATTTCTGCTGCCCAAGACCATTTGTTATTATTTTTCATGATATTAAAACACATTACTCGGTTTTCAGCAGCTCGTTCTTGAGTAATAACTGTTTTTTCTGAACCATTGATAATAAAATATCCACCCGCATCAAATCTGCATTCTCCAGTTATATCCGCGTTTAAATGGGAATTTTGTGTCAAAACGCAAATTGCAGATTTAACCATAATTGGCAGCTTACCAATGTGAATTTTTGATAGTTTTTTATAATGGGTTTCACACTGTTGTAGATTTTCTCCATATCTATGTACTATTTTAACATCTAAATCCAAGGTCATAGCTGAAGCATATGTGAAATTTCGCATTCTAGCCTCTTGAGGATACATGATTTTAGTAGCACCATTATTTTCATGTATCTGCGGTCGATATATATGAAAATTAGTAAATGAAATAATAAGTTCTAATTTATATTTTTGACTATCTGGATCAAAGTCATGTTCGGAATGAATTGTTACTGGATTAAACATATCTATTGTTTTTTGAATTTGAGTTGTAGTGAAATCATTGTATGACTCGATTTGATGTCGTATACATCTAGTCAAATGTTGCCCCTTAAAATAACTTTCTATAATTTTCCATGATAATTCGGTATCGATATTCCTATTATTAGACATTGTTTTAAAATCCATTTTGTAATTAATTTATATTTCAATTTATCTTTAAATAGTATTTGAAAATAAGAAATCAATATAATATTATATAATATTATATGAGCAATCCGAAAAATCCTAATAAAAATGTCGATCCAAGTAATAACAATAATATAAATCTTATTATAACAAGTGATTCAAGTAAAAATATTATTAATAATCTATTTTTTTCACCCCTACAAGATTCAAAGAGAGATAAAAGTGACAACAATAATCAAGTAACTACTGATAATAAAAAAACAGACATAAATGGTAATAATGTATTATTCTTAATGAAAATAAATGGTATTTTAAATGAATTAAGGAAAAGTAGAGAGGAAAAAAATAAAAATAGTAAAATTATTGCGAAGAGTTTGGATAAGGTATTTGAAAATAGTAACAATGATAATAATTTATTAATGGTTCCGTTTATCAAACCGGAAAATAAAAAGGATGTTGATGAGATGATGCGTAAAATTCGAGACCGTTATGATTCAATATATAACAACGATCCTTCCATGAATATAGTTAAAAATTCAAGACCGATATTTAAAAATTCCAGTACTCAAATCCCGGATCCACCTCCTAATAATTTTGGTCCATTATTTATTCAAGGAAGCCAATATGGTATGGGAAATTGGGGTTATAATAATAATGTAAATTGGACAAGTGGTGATTTATTGCAACCTCTTGTCAAAAATCCACCACCTATTCCTCCCCCATTTATTATAAAAAAGACGAAAGTTAACATTGAGAGAGAAATTAATGGATTAGATGATATTTTAAAATTAATAGAGGATTATCCATTGAAATTGGACATAGAATACAATATAAATATGAAAGCGATGCATGACATTAAAAAACCTCTTGTAGAATTAAATGAAATGATAGGAATGCGTAAATTAAAAGATTCTATTATTGATCAAGTGATCTTTTTTTCTCAAGATTTGCATAAGGATAATGATTTTATGCACACGGTTATATACGGTCCTCCGGGAACCGGTAAAACTGAAATTGCTAAGATAATGGGAAAAATATTTTCATCTATTGGAGTTTTGAAAAATAATAAGTTTAGAAAAGTTACAAGAGCTGATCTAATTGCCGGATATTTAGGACAAACTGCGATTAAAACTCGTGATGTAATTTCGGATTGTTTAGGAGGAGTGCTTTTTATAGACGAAGCATATGCTTTAGGTAATAGAGAGAAAAGAGATAGTTTTGCCAAAGAGTGTATAGATACTCTGTGCGAAGGATTGAGTGATCATAAAGATAAACTAATGGTAATTATAGCAGGTTATGAAGATGATTTAAATAAGTGTTTCTTTTCTTATAATCAAGGATTAAATTCGAGATTTCCATGGAGATTTCATACAGATGATTATAAAGCAGCTGAGTTAAATTTAATTTTTCAGAAAAAAGTGAAAGAAATTAGTTGGTTGTTGGAAAAGGATGTTCCCGATAGTTGGTTTGAATCCAAAATGGAATACTTTAAATATTTTGGACGCGACATTGAAACATTGCTTGCAAAAACCAAGATAGCTCACGGAAGGCGCGTTTTTTGCAAGCCAAAAAATGCAAAGCGTGTTTTAACCATGGAGGATATTAATAAGGGATTTGGTATGTTTATTGATAATAATGAGGTGAAAGATCGAAAGGGTAGTGGCGGTATCATGAATCATATGTATATATAATCCGTTTATTACCTCTTTTTTTTATAAATTATTTTATTATTATGAGTGCTAAAAAAACCATACAAATTAATCCTAATTTCTTTAAATTAAGCGGGAAGGGAAAAACAAGGAGAAAAAAAGAGAGAAAGGAAAAAAGAAAAGATCTTAGAATGTCCATAAAACCAAATAATATCAAGAAGAAATTAATGGCAAAAATCAAAGAACATCAAAGTCAAAATGTCCAGGATAACAACGCGACTCTTACTGTAAAGAAGGACGAAGAAGCCCAGGAAAAATTTACGAAAGACTTTAATAAACAAATAGATTATTTAGAAAAAATTATTGGAAATAAAAAAGAGAAAGAGCGCAAAAAAAAAAGAAGGAAGAGAACAAGAAAATCTCCAGATATAACATCTCCCGTAACCAACACTGTATCTAACACTGTATCCAACACTGTAACCAACACTGTATCTAACACCTTATCTAACACGGCTCCTCCATATGGTTGTTTAAAAAATGGAAAGAAACCCACATATTCTCAATATAAAAAAACATTGAAAGTTCGAGAAAGAGTTGCGTTCCCAATAGAATTGGGTGAGTTTCCAAAAGAACCAGCAATACTTCCAAAAAAAGAGACAATTCGTGAAAATCGGCTTGAAAAATTAAAAAAGAGAATGGCTACTCCCAAAAAAGATAAATCTATCCAAAGATTGGTTTCAGTTAAAAAAACTATTAAAATTTACAAATTAGGAAAAAATATAAAAAATGCAATGGTTGGAGTTTTAGTTAAATCGGGAAAAACGCGAAAACGAATACGTAAAGAACAGGATATTTTGAGGAAAAAATGTTTATCAGAGATTAAAAATTATCTTAGAAAACACAATTTAATAAAAATTGGATCATCCGCCCCTGAATCAGTATTAAGAAAAATATACGAGGATTCCTTTTTGGCGGGTAACATATATAATAAAAATCCAGACAATTTACTACACAATTACTTAAATAATGAAGATTTTAATTAATCAAATGATATTAAATACATTTTAGATCTTTATATAAATGACATTAATTGCCGATTATATAAAGCATGAAGATAAATATATTAAGAGATATGGTCCCAAAACTATTTTTTTAATGCAATGTGGTTCATTTTTTGAAGTGTACAGTTGTAAAAATAATGGTATATTTTTAAATAATAGAATAATTGAATTTTCGCAGGTTTGTGAGATGAGAATCGCTAATAAAAAATCAACACATGAAGGGATGTCCGTTTATATGTCGGGATTTCCCGAGATCCAATTGGATAAATATATTAAAAAGTTGAATCAAGCTGGTTACACCGTTCCTGTATGGGTGCAGGAACGCAATAATCCAAAAATCAGGAAAGAGCACGGTATTTTTTCTCCAGGTACCAATTTTGATTTGACGCATAATAAAATATCAAATAAAATAATGACCGTATGGATAGAAATGTATGAAAAAACTATGTTAAATAAAAAGCCTAGAGTATGCTGCGGTATTGCGTGCGTTGATATTATATCAGGAGACGTAATGACCTTTCAAAATCAAGAAGAGTATTTCCACTGTCCTACGACATTTGATGAATTGGAAAGGTTTTATTGTAGTTATAAACCAAATGAATTAGTTATAATTCATAATTGCACGGAATCTCAGATTAAGGATATAATTTCATTTGCTGACATCGATAGTAATCTTATTCACATTCTTTCTATGAACTGCGAAGATACTGAATGGAGAGATTCTATTAAAAACTGCCAAAAAGAAACTTATCACGAAGTTGAACTTAGTAGATTTTATGATATACCCGATTACGATTTATTTTATGATACATATAAATTGAGGGAACGAAGATTTTCAACTCAATCGCTGGTATTTCTATTGAATTTTTTAGATTTTCATAATAATGATCTTGTGAAGCAATTGAAGATGCCCTCATTTATAAATATTGACGAGCGTCTTAGATTAGGCAACCATTCACTGAGACAACTTAATATTATCAGTACTGGTCGCAAGGGTAAATTATCATCTTTAGAATCTTTAGTGAATAAGTGCAAAACGTCTATGGGAAAGAGATGGTTATACCATAAATTGTTAAATCCCGTTACAGATCATGAATATCTCGAAAAAGAGTATTCGATACAAGAATATATATTGAAAAATGTTGAATATAGTGGAATTTACTCATCTATGGGATCTATAATGGATTTTGAAAGGTTCTTTCGCAAGGTTATTCTAGGCAAGGTAGCTCCCTCTGATTTATCTATGTTATACGACAATTTAAATATGATTTCTAAAATTCACCAAATGACAGAAGCTGATAAAACACTAAACAGCTATTTAAATTCACCAAATCTCTCCAAATCAGTAGATTTACTAAGAAATAAAATGAATAATTCTATAATAATGTCTATAGCTTCTACAATATCATGTTGCGATTTTGAAACGAATATATTTATACGCAATTTGTCAGGGAAAAAAAGACTGGATGATGTCGAGTATGAATATATAGAAAAAATAAATAGATTAGAAGCCATTCGTAAATTTTTAGATGATCTAATCCCGGAAAATTCAAAAAAGACGAAGGAAAAGGTAAAAGTTCATCAAACCGAGAAAAGTGGGCAATTTCTGATAACTACCAAAACGAGATGGGGTAAGTTAAACAAACATTCCATGAAAAAGACAATCGNATATAAGTGTTTTACCCAGTCTGAAAGTTTTTTGTTTGATCAGTCGGCAGTAACAAAAACATCTGCTACTGGGAATAATGTTCGATTAGATTCATTACAGTTAAATCAATTATATGGAGAGATTTCAAAAAGAAAGTCTAATTTTAAAGAAGTATTAAAAACCGTTTATAAAGAGTATATCCAATCCTTTCTTGAATTTAAAAATGAATTCAATGTGATTATAAATTATCTGGTTCGGTTGGATTTTCTTTTAACAAGAGTACACGTCGCTAAAATATACAATTATTGTAAACCACATATTGATAATAGTAAAACACAATCATTTTTCGATGCAAAAGATATTAGGCACCCGTTAATAGAACATCTACAGGACAAAGAAATTTATGTACCGAATGATGTATCAATTGGCTTGGAACATACTGGTATTTTGTTATTTGGAACCAATGCTGTGGGAAAATCAAGTTTGATTAGAGCTATTGGTATGACAATCGTCCTAGCACAAGCAGGATTTTTTGTACCGTGTAGTAGTTTACACTTTAAACCATATACCTCAGTATTCACAAGAATTTTAGGAAATGATGATATTTTTAAAGGATTAAGTTCGTTTGCAGTAGAAATGAGCGAGTTGGGAAGTATTTTGCGCAGCGCTAATAATTCGAGTTTGGTACTGGGTGATGAATTATGTTCTGGGACAGAAACTTCCTCAGCTTTATATATAATTAGGGCAGGATTATCGTGGCTTCATGCAAGAAACTCGTCATTTATTTTTGCTACTCACTTTCATGAATTAACAGATAAAGAAGATATTTTAAAGCTAAATCGATTGGTTATGAAACATATGGTAGTAGAATACGATTCAGCAACAGATGCACTTATTTATAATAGAAAGCTTCGAAATGGTTCTGGGACAAGACTTTACGGTTTAGAAGTTTGCAAATCACTTGCTATACCAAAAGAGTTTTTAGATTTGGCAAATAGGCTAAGATGTTCCGATAATCCAAGTAGCAACGTGGTTTTAGCTAGAAAATCCACAACATATAATGCTAAAAAAACAAAAGGAAATTGTGAGATCTGT